AAGACAAGTATTAGCAACAGCAGATGCTCAAACATTCAAAGATGTTATGGGATTCTTTGATCCTAAAATATATAACATGTTGCAAACAAAATTTTCTCAAATAAAAGCTGAAATGATAGAAACATTTTTAGTTAAAGAAGGGAGTAATGTTACTGGATTAGGAAAAGGTACTGTAGATGATGGACCAAGATATTTTTATGGAAACCAAAAAACATATAGAAAACAGTCAGCTGATATGGCAAAAAGATTAGGCTTCGAAGTTGTAAATTATATTATTAAAGATAATCCTATCGAACTTCATGACACAATGTATCCTAATGGACCAGCCATGTCAGTGTCATATTTTCCAACAGGTATAAAAGGTGATCGATCTGGTACTGATTATGCTGGAGATTTAAGAGGTAATCCTGCATATAAATTATGGAAAAAAGAAATTACTAAAGTAGCTGAAACAGTAGGAATGAAATTTTTGAACTTCCTAGATGCAGAAGATTCAATTGAGTCTAGTGATGATGAACCATTACAGCCAGATCAAGATCTAAAATATACCGGCACAAATAAAATAGGAGAACGTGAGTTGACAGAAGATTTTAATGTTCCGATTAATATAGGAGATACAGTTATGATGGGTCGATTTAAGAATAAGCCAGTAGTTGTAAAATCTATTCAATGGAGTCAAAAAGGAGACTTATTAATTAACGGAAAGTCTGCAGCAAGATTTAGAATAATGCCAAAAGAAGAAGAACAAGCACTTACAAAAGAATGGTGGTCAAATACTTTCAAACAGTTATTAACAGAAGCAAAAGCAAATACACATTTAACTCATTTAGAAGAACTTATTTTAACTCAAGGGGAAGAAGGATATAAACAAGCCAAAGGCTTTTTAATTGAACTACTAAAAAACTTAAGTGGAAATTCAAATGCACAAGTTAATACATCAGTTAAATGGGACGGAGCCCCAGCTATATTTGTAGGTATCAATCCAGATAATGGTAAATTCTTTGTAGGAACAAAGTCAGTATTTAATAAAGTACCTAAAATTAACTATACAAAAGATGATGTGGATATCAACCATGGACATGCTCCGGGTTTAGCAGATAAACTTAAAAAGGCTTTAGAATATTTGCCAACATTAGGAATAAAAAATATACTTCAAGGTGATTTTATGTTTGATAAAAGTATGCTTAAAACCACAAATATTGATAACAAAAAACATTATTCATTTAGACCAAATACAATTACATATGCAGTTGATGCAGATTCTGATTTAGGTAATCAAATTGCACAAGCAGAATTTGGAATAGTATTTCATACAACATATCAGTCATTGACAAGTGGAGCATCATTTGGAGCAGATGTTAGTGGATTAAAGAAAAATCCTAATGTTTGGTTTGATGATGCATTTTTCAAAGACTCTACTGGTACTGTTACATTAACTATACAAGAAGCTAAAGAAGTTTCAAGATTAATTAAAAAGGCAGATTCAATTAAAATAAATTATGAAGCACTTCCGAGTGCAGATTTGAATGTATATCTTAATAATGAAATACGAGCTGGGCAATTTGTTAATAATCCAAAAATATCATTTAAGGCATTTGAAAAATGGTATAAGATGACAAGAATAGATAAACGTGTAGCAAAATTAAAATCTGAAAAAGGTAAAGCAAAAGCAATTGCTGCCGGACAAGAAAAGATGACAATGTTCAAAAGAAGACAACAAGACATAACAAATCTATTTGAAGTATCTAAATTATTATCAGAAGCCAAATTAATCTTTGTAAAAAAATATAATAATGCTATCTACAATACAAAACATTTTGTAGACGATGGTAAAGGTGGGTTAAGAGTGACCGCACCTGAAGGATATGTTGCAGTTGATAGAATAGGAAATGGCGTTAAATTTGTAGATCGAATAGAATTTAGTAGAGCCAATTTTGCTATGGATAAAGGTTTTACAAAATAACATTTATAAGTATAACATAGCATATTTATATAAAAGATAAAAAAGGGACAACAAATGGAAGATAAAACATTAAGAACTATGATTCGTAAAGAAATCGTATCTTCTCTACAAGAAGCTGATGTGACCGCTAGAACAGCTGTTGATAAAAGCTTAGGTAGAGTAGAAAAAATGGCAGGTGTAAAAATGCTAAAAAAGGCATTAGGTACAGGAACACCTAAACAACAAGCAGCAGGATTACTTAAAGTAGTTCAAGCAATATCAGGAGATAATTTAGCTGTAGGAAGAGAATTAGGAAGAATGTTAATGAAAGGTGGATTTAATGCTCCAGATGATGTAGAACCGGTAGAAGAGCCTGCACCAGCAGAAGAGCCAGTTGAAGAAGCTGTTAGCAAGTCATTATCAACTAGAGGTGATAAGCTTAGTAAAACTCAAGCATTCAAAATGATGCTAAATACATTAAAAAATAAGCCAGCATCACAACAAGCAGAGTTTGTAGCAGATTTTGTTAAAGATCTTAACCTTAAAGGAAATATAACATTATTGATTAAGAAAATTAGAAAAGTAAATTAATTATGTCAAACAAGTTACAAAATATTAAAGCCATCAAGCAAATGCTTGAAGGCGACCATAAGTCTCAGACGCGACAATCACATTATTTTGGCAAATCAAAGAATGAAATATCAGAAGATGATATAATTGAAAGTTTCGAAGATGGCCGACCTAAGGTTTGGATTGAGACAGATCATAATGGACATAGAACACGTGTTACCCAACATGATGGGTTCAAATCACGAGAACCAGAAAATTCAATATTAAAAACAATTCAAGATGCATTAAAAGTACCAGAGTGTTGTCCCAAATGCGGTACTAATATGAGAGCTAAAGAAATGAGATTGAATTTCAAATTTTGGTTCAAAAGAAAAAAATGTTTCGGATGTGTTCTAGAAGAAGAACGTAAGATAAAAGCAGAAGGTAAAGATGCTTGGCGAGAATATGAAAATAAGATCATGAAAGCCAATGCAGAATCTTGGTTCAAAGATGCTGATAAAGAAGTTGAAATCTTAAAAAATCAAATTGTAAAAACATGGCAAAACGCAGACGGAGAGTTTGGAGAAGCAGATATGACATCGTTTTTAGAAAAGATGGAAAATGATTACAATGAATTAAAAGAAACATTAAGAGAAAAATATAATAAATAGGAGAAAAGTTATGGGTTTAGGATTAGGTAAATTATTTACAGGTGGCGCCGGAGAACTAGTAGAATCAGTTGGTGGTGTACTTGATAATCTAACAACTTCAAAAGAAGAAAAATTAGAAGCAAAACGTAAAATGAAACAATTGATTTCTGATTACGAAACTAAAATGGAGCAAAACATTACTGATAGATGGTCAGCCGATATGAACTCTGATTCATGGTTAAGTAAAAATGTACGACCATTAGTATTGATATTTTTAGTAGTATGTACAATGCTTATGATTTTTATAGATGCTGGAACTATTGCATTCACAGTTGAAGAAAAATGGACAGACTTATTACAGTTAGTATTAATAACAGTTATTGGTGCTTATTTTGGCGGTCGTTCATTTGAAAAAAGAAAAAAATAAGACCGTCTTTTATTTGTTTTTCTGCAAATAATTTCTTATATTAAGGTATAACATGGCAGTAAAGAAAACACTAAAAGAAATTATACGTGATGAATATAAACGATGTTCACAAGACCCCGTACATTTCATGCGTAAATATTGTATTATTCAACATCCTACTAAAGGTAAGATGTACTTTAATCTATACCCATTCCAAGAAGATTCTTTAAGAAGTATATCAGAACACAGATATTCAGTTATATTAAAGTCTAGACAGTTAGGAATATCTACTTTAACAGCAGGATATTCATTATGGAAAATGTTATTCAAATCAGATTTTAATGTTCTAGTAATTGCAACTAAACAAGATGTGGCTAAAAATTTAGTTACAAAAGTAAGAGTGATGCATGATAATTTACCGGCCTGGTTAAAAGGAAAAACATTAGAAGATAACAAATTATCCTTAAGATTCAAAAATGGTTCACAAATTAAAGCTATATCATCAAAAGGTGATGCTGGTAGATCTGAAGCATTATCATTATTAGTATTAGATGAAGCTGCATTTATTGATAGAATCGATGAAATATGGACTGCGGCACAACAAACATTAGCAACTGGTGGAGGAGCAATTATGTTATCAACACCAAATGGTACTGGTAATTTATTTCATAAAACATGGTGTGATGCTGAAGCCGGCGGACAATTTAATCCTATCAAACTACACTGGACAGTACATCCAGAAAGAGATCAAGAATGGAGAGATCAACAAACTAGTTTATTAGGAGAAAAGAGTGCAGCTCAAGAATGTGATTGTGATTTTATTACTTCTGGTCATACAATTGTAGATGGTCCAATCATTCAATGGTATGAACAAACATATATAGAAGAGCCAAAAGAAAAAAGAGGCTTTGATTCAAATTATTGGATATGGGATTATCCAAATTATGCAACATCATATGTAGTAGTAGCTGACGTTGCTAGAGGTGATGGAGG